ATCACCATTAAGTGTTGAACCGCCTTGTGGGCCTGCTATTGTAGCAAACTTACTACGTGCTTCGCCTAACATATACTTACAACTAGCAAGAGTATAATCTTTAATCCATTGACTTGCTAAGTAATCACTTAGTAATTCTTCGTCTGGACGATAGTTGTATGCATATAGCATTAATGTTTCTTCTGTTCTCGGACGTTGTAGTAATGTTAATTGTTTGCTAGTATTGTTCCATTTAAATTCAATAAAAGATCCAAACATTCTTCCTACAAGTTCTTGGTATTGACTAAACATATCATATGTTGCTAGGCCGCCAATGTTTGAGCTTGATAGTAAATAGGTATTTGTGTATGCTAAGTTGAATGGTTCAAAGTTTGTTCCGCCATCACCGCCGCCGCTTCGTGATCCAATTGACCTACGGAATATTTGACGCACTTCCATTACTTCATTTGGTAAAGTGTATGTGTTTTCATCTGCAAGCGTTGGCATAAACAAATAACTTTCTTCAACTGAATTATCGCTACGTTGTCTAAACTTAGACAATGCTTTAGACAATGCTGTCTGATAGTGTACTGGATCGAGTTCGACATCGATCATTCCTCCTCCGAGCATTGCGTTTACGTAATCAAATACAGTTTGTTTTTTAGTTGCTAAGTCTGCCATAATGTTATATTCTCCGTACTTGTATTTATCGATAAATATGTATATGCCGAGATTAAGTTTATACAAACCAAATAAGAGTAAAGACTACGAATTTTTAGACAATATTATTCGAGAGCAATTCACTGTAGGTGGTACTGATATACACATACACAAGTATGTTGGTACTGATGACGGAGAAACAGCCAAGGATCATACTCAAATACAAGATATGATGTTTCTAGAAAATAGAGACAGGAAATATGACCCAGACATTTACACAACTAGAGGAATTTATAGTGTACAAGATATTGACTTTGATCTAAGTCAATTTGGATTGTTTTTAAGTAACGATACAATATTTTTATCTATACATATAAACAGTAGTGTAAAAACACTTGGTAGAAAAATAATGAGTGGCGATGTTATTGAATTTCCGCACTTAAAAGACGAGTACGCAGAAAATGATTTTAATGTAGCACTTAAAAGATACTATGTTGTAGAAGATGTAAATCGTTCAGCAGAAGGATTTTCACAAACATGGTATCCGCATTTATATCGTGTAAAGTTAAAACAAATATACGATGGTCAAGAATACAAAGATATATTAGATCTTCCAGCAGAAGAAGGTCAGGATACTTCACTTAGAGATTTGCTTTCTACATATGAAAAAGAAATGCAAATTAACAATGCTGTTGTAAGCGAAGCAACTGAAGAATTACAACAAAGTGGTTATGATACTACTAGTTACTTTACATTAAACACAGACGAAGATGGAGAGACTGAACTAAGTAGTACTACAGATGCTGACGGACATAGAGAAATGGCTCCACCAGATAGACCAGGATACAACGGCTATCTAGTTGGAACAGCATTACCGCCAAATGGCGAAACTGTTTTTGGACACGGCATAAGTTTTCCTAGTGATGCACAAGCAAATGATTATTTTTTAAGAACTGATTTTATGCCTAATAGATTATTTAAATATGTAAACGGCCGCTGGAACAAAGTACAAGATGTACAACGTGCAGACTTATATGGTAGCGATACAACTAATAACCAAAAAGGTTCATTTATTAATAATGATAGTGCAAGTACTACTGTAGCAGGCGAAACATTCAAAGAGAAACAAGGTCTTTCACAAGCACTTAGACCTAAGGCAGATAATTAATGCAACATTTTTACGATAAACAAATACGAAGATATCTTACACAGATGATCCGCATGTTTAGTAACTTTTCATATGCTGACGGAAAGGGTGCTTTAGTAACTGTACCTGTTAGCTACGGAGATCTTACACGCCAAGTTGCAAACATTATTAGAGAAAACAGTGAAAACAAAATGCCTAGTGCTCCACGCATGAGTGTGTATGTTACTGGATTAGAAATGGACACATCACGTTTAAGCGATAGCAGTTATGTTAACAAACTTAATATTAGAGAACGTGCTGTAGATGAAAACGGTGTTGAGTACTTAAAAAAGGAAGGCAAAAACTATACAGTAGAACGTTTAATGCCTACACCTTATAACCTTACAGTTAATGTGGATATTTGGTCAAGTAATACAGATCAAAAATTACAAATTATGGAACAGATATTAATGCTGTTCAATCCAAGTTTAGAAATACAAACTACAGACAACTACATTGACTGGACCAGTTTAAGTGTAGTTAATTTAGAGAATGTAACTTGGAGTTCAAGAACTATTCCGTCAGGTACTGAAAGCGAAATTGATATTGCTTCAATGACATTTAAAACACCTATCTATATTAGTCCTCCAGCTAAAGTTAAAAAGTTAGGTGTTATACAAAATATTATTACAGCAATGTTTAATGATACTGGATTAGAAATTAATATAGACGATAGTGCATATGCACAGAGTATGGTTAAAGACTCTCCAGTAAATGCAGAACAAAAGGCTATACCTAATAAAGTACCTGGCAAACGCGAGTCACTTACTAGCGAAACTACATTAGTTACTACTAGTCATAATAATTATGATCTAATCTTTATGAACGATGGAGTTGGTGGACATTACGCACAGTTACTAGGAAAAGGCTTAGGCGACGAAAGCTGGGTAGGTTACATAAAAGCAATACCACAGTTATTTCAACCAGGTATTACTGAACTACGATTACAACGTTCAAACGGATATGAAATAGTAGGCACAGTAACAATTAACCACGGCAATGAATCAATACTAAGTGTAAATATTGATGCTGACACATTGCCAGATGACACTGTTATTAATGGTGCAACAGGTATTGACGCTATTATTGATCCTGTAAAAGGAAATCCTCAGTTACTGCCGAATACTAATCCTAGAATACTATTACTAGGAAATATTGGACATGTACATAGAGGACAGTTTACTACAGATACTAAGATACTACAATACGATACTAATTATCCTTATAGCGATGTTGCAGATGCAAAAGTATTTGTTAATAATATTCCTGTAAATGCTACACACTATACTGTAGATTCAACAGCTGAAACATATCAAATACGATTTAATGATTTCTTAAATATTAATGATGTAGTTGAGTACGAATTGTACTTAGACGAAGACGGTCCTGATGCTTGGAAAAATGCAGACGGAACAGACTTTGCTGCTAGTATAAATGATATTGTAGAATGGGATGGCAATAAGTGGTCAAGAATACTTAAAGCCAATGAACAAAAAGACGAAGTGTTTGTTACTAATTTAACTACTAGAAAACAATACAAATGGACAGGCGAAGAATGGATTCTTTCGTTCGAAGGCGAGTATCCAGATGGCACATGGAGACTTGCATACTAATGTAAATATTAGTATGAGTAATATTGTTTGTAGTGGTGCATTATTTTATAGTCTAAGCACCCAAAGATTTTTATTTTTACACCGATCAAACGGAAAACGTAGCAATGCTGTTTGGGGCCTTGTGGGCGGAACTAACGAAGGTGCAGAAACACCTTGGGAAGGATTGCGTCGAGAAATAGATGAAGAAATTGGCAAAGTAACAATTAAGAAAACTATTCCTTTAGAAACATTTGTATCTAACGATACTAAATTTAAATTCCATACATACTTGTGTTTAGTAGATGAAGAATTTCTTCCTACATTAAACAAAGAACACGACGGCTATGCTTGGTGTAGTTTTAGTAAATGGCCTAAGCCATTACACTACGGACTACAAAATACTCTAAACAAAAAAGTTAATTTAAAGAAATTAGAAACTGTATTTGAAGTAATTAATTTACTTGACTAATACTATATTTGAGTGTATAATAATAATATGAAAATTATAATTCTAGGCGACATAATAATTGACCAATACGTGTACGGGACCTCGACAAGATTAAGTCCTGAAGCACCTGTACCTGTAGTTACTCAACAATCAGTTACAGAAACTTTAGGTGGTGCAGGACTTGTTTATAATAACTTAGCTAATTTGGG